TGTTCTGAACGAATATCTACTATAAATAATAATATTAATAAATATCTTACTATTGAAGATGAAATTAATGATTTGATTTTGAATTCTTATAATAAAAAGGATAAAAGTAAATCTTGTTGGATAAAAAATTTAGGATTAAATATATTTAAATATTGTAAATTATATTTTAATGATAAATTAATAAATGATATTCCTAGAGAATATTTCTGTATTGATTTTGAAATGAATAATACTAAAATTAATAAAGAAAAATATAGTAAATTAATTGGAAATATTAGTGATTTAACAGATTATAATACTACTAAAAAACCAGAATATACATTATATATTAAGATACCATTTTGGTTTTGTAATCATAAAAAACATTTTATATATATCAAAAAATTAAATAATACAAATATAACATTAAAATATGAAATAAATGAATTAAATAATTTAGTAATTATGGAAAATAATACTAAAATAGTAAATAAAAATAAATTTAATATAAGTTTAATATGTGATTATATATATATAGATGATAAATATGGTAATATTATAAAAGAAAATGAATTTTTAATAGAACAAATACAATATTTAGTTAGTAAAAATTTAAATCATAAAAAAACCTATATAGATATTCCATTACAATTTAGTAATTGTGTAAAAGATATGATTTTTGTATTAATAAGACAGAATGATATTATTAATAAAAATTATAATAATTACTATTATACTAATTTATTAAATGAAAATGATAATCCAATTAAAGAATCATATATACTTGTAAATGGAAAAAGAACAACAATGATATTCAATGATATTTTTTTAAATTATATTAATTCATATAAATATTATAATTGTACTCCAAAATTAGGAATTAATATTTATTCATTTTCATTAAATCCTGATAACTTTAATCCAACAGGAACTTATAATTTTTCAATATCAAATAATAGTATATTAAGAGTTAGTTTAAAAGACGATGTATTTAGCACAAAAGATAATGCAAATATTTATATATTTACAAAAAGTTATAATATATTAAAAATTGTTAGTGGTATGAGTAATTTAATATTTATTTAATATATGTTTTTATATTTAAAAATTATATTATTATATAATAAATGACAGGTGGTTTAATATCATTAGCTTTATCTGGCTATAAAGATTTGTATTTAATAGATAATCCAGAAATTACTTTTTTTAAAAAAGTATATAAACAAACATCTAATTTCTATATAGAATCTATAATTCAAAATTTTAAACAAGAATTTGAATTTAATAAAAAACTTTGTTGTAATATATCTAAAATAGGAGATTTACTAATTGACACATATGTGTATATTAAAATATCTAATATAAATGAATATATAGATCCATTAACAAATTTAACTAATAAATTTGTTAAATTTGCATGGGCTAAAAAATTAGGATTTGCAATTATAAATAAAGCTGAAATAGAAATTGGAGGTAATATTATTGAAACTATATACGGAGATTGGTTAAATATATGGTATGAATTAACAGAATCAAATATGAAAAAAAATATTGATAATATGATTGGAAATATACCAGAAGTATATTCTTTTTCAGATAAAAAAGATGGGATCGAATTATATATACCATTATATTTTTGGTTTAAGAATTCAAATTTAGCTCTACCTTTAATAGCTATAAAATATCATGATATTAATATAAATGTAGTTATTAATAATAAAGAAAATATATGTAATATTGGTCCCAATAGAAGCATTGAAATTGATGAAGATATTATTTATTTAGAAAGTTATGAACTCATTGAACAAACAATAGATAATAACAAGAATTTAGGATTATTTTTAAATTTTGATATAGACAATAAGGTTATTAATTATATTCAATTAAGTAATGAATTTATACTTCCAAATACTAATACTGATACAAAAATATTATCCAATTATAATATAATTGGACTTACTAGTAAATTTACAATTACACCAAAAAAAATGACTTTAACATCAAATAATAATGATATTATTCCTAAAATATTAAGTTATGATTATAGTATAAATGTAGAAAAAATTAATTTAATAACTACTTATGTTTATTTAGATACTAATGAAAAGTTATTTTTTGAAAAAACATCTCATACTTATTTGGTAAATCTAACACAATATAGTAATAGTACGTCTTTTATAAATAAGAATTTAATTTTTAAATTAAATTTTTTTAATAGTTGTAAAGAATTAATATGGTTATGTAAATTAAAATATATTAAACTATTAGATATATATAATTATACAGATAATTTAGTAGATAATCCTAATTTTTTAATTTCACATAGTAATTTATATATTAATGATATTAATGTATTTAATCATAATAAATCTAAATTTTTTAATTATATAATTCCTTTATATTATCATTCAAATATTCCTTCTATTGGTATTAATTGTTATAATTTTTGTTTAAGTACCGAAGATATACAACCAACGGGTTCTCTTAATTTAAGTAAAATAAATAATATTACTTTAGCTTTAGATTTTAATAAATTAATAAATGAAGAAATTGAAATACTAATTTTTAATTTATCATATAATTTTATAAAAATACAAAATGGTTTATGTTCATTATTATATATTAATTAATTTTTATTTTCCTGTTGAACCAAAACCACCTTCTCCTCTATCGGTCTCAGATAATTCCTTTGTTACTATGTAATTTATTGGTTCTAAGGTAGGACTGCATAATTGAAATAATCTTTGTCCTTGTTTTATATCAAAATCTTCTTCTGATATATTATCAACTGCCGCAATTAATTCACCCCGATAACTACTATCTATAATTCCTACGCTATTTGCTAATCGTAAAGGTGTTTTTGATAAACTACTTCGAGGATATAAATAATAACCACATTTTGCTAATTTATAATAAAATTTAACTATAGGTCCTTCATTATCATAAGGTGTACTATCTTCAAAATTACCTTTTTTATAAATTGTAATAGGTTCACAAGATATTCCTAATTTTATTTTAATACCCATACTTTTAGCTGGTATTATAATATTTTTTGGCATTATAATATCTAAACCACTACTATCAATATCTTGGCTAAATATATAATTTTTTATTTCAGTATAATCTTCTATTTTAATATTTTTGTCTGATAATTGCATTTTATTTTTCATAAATAATCCATTAGTTTGTTCATAATAGTCATCTAATTTTTGTTTTACTTCTTCATCTTCACTAAGAATTTTAATTTTTAAGCCAAACATTTTAAAAATATATTTTAATATAAATATATTTTTAATTAATTCAATAATAATATTGTTCAATTTTTTATTTTATATACTTAAGGATGACTCATTAATGTCATACCTAAGTTTGGTACATTTTCTATTTTGAAAAAAGCAGATGATGCATCTGTTGTTTGACCTTTTAATTTACGCATTTGTTCTGTATAACTTTTCATCATACCTGCAAGTGTCATTTCTCCTTTTTGACCTGTATTTGATCCTGGAGCATGTATTCTAATCCAATTGGCTATATTTTTTAATATATTTTCTGTATAGAAAATTGAAATTTTAATTTCTTTTAATAAATTTTTCATATAATCATCTGAATCGCGATCTAATTTTTGTCCGTTTGAACGTAATGCACTCTTTATATTATTCCAATGATTTGTAAGTTTTGCCATTAATAATTCTCCCTCATAATTATTATTATTACCTCTTGTTACCATACCTCCTATAAATTGACTATCCTTAGAATTACCTTTTATATCTTTAACAATACTTTCAAAACTAATATTGCCTAGTTTAAGATCTCCTCCTCCATGATGAAGAGGCACTGGTACTAAAGCATATGGAGATCCTACTTCACGTCCAAACTTTTGGAATCCAGATTTAATTATTTGTAATCCTCTGTTACTCCACATATCCCATGGTGATCCAGGTCCGGTCCATCTTAAATTATATGCTACTTTAGATGTCTTAGCAGGTCCTTTCCATGCACCCCACTTTCTATCACTATCGGGCTCTTGAATATGGCCAGAATCAAAAATCTCTCGATTACTATTAACAATCCTAATAATCTCTCCAAGCCAAAGAAAGAAATTAGGAAAATGCTTTGCATCAATATCTTCACCAGTGACACCCATTCTTGATTTCCAATCCATTTTATACTCTTCCACAGATTCTACTACAAATAAATCACCACCTACTTTTGTACCCATAACATTTAAATTAAATAAGGCATTTAATAATAAAAATAAATTAGGACCCACCTCCTTCATCCATTCCTCATATTTACTTCCACCACCACGCATACCACCAAATTTGCGGACGGTCGCTAGACCCTCCACAGATGAGGTGGTCGGGCCCGGAGATCTACGGACCGTCCTCCTAGCCTTGGTCGGGGCCCTGTAGGTCCCCGAGGCCTCATGTCTTGCAGCTTCTGCTTCAACAGCCTCTTTTGCCAGCACTGCTTTATGCTCCTCGACTGCTGCCGTAGCTTTCGTTGAATTGTGATACCGGTCCAATTCAGTTATAACATTACCGTTCATTCTCACCGGTGTCGGATGTGCAGGACCATGTTCGTATGCTGCTTGTGTGCGGTTCCATTTATCTAATGTTTTACCACCTAATACATTTAATACATCCATAAACCATTTAAATGCTTTTATATCTCTATTAAATGTATCAAAACTAATAGGAGTATTTTGTCTTTGATATAATACACCAGTAAATGTTTGAACCGTGCGAAATTTACACATTTCAGTTTCGTCATTTTGAGCATGTTGCCTAACACAATATGATTTTAAGTTTTGAAGAGTCCTGGGTTCATTGTTATTAGGATTTACATTAAAATTATTACCGGCCTTGTCTAGATTAGACACCTCCATGAGTCCTCTATCTTCCTCATGATATCCTGAATTTGTTAGAACCCATCTTTTTTTGTCATCTTTATGAAGTAAACTATTATCACCTATAATATTAAATTTATTGTCCATTGGTTTCATTATCAGATCTATAAATTTTGTATCTACATCACCAGATGTAGATTCAGTAGCGGTATCTAATGTATGAAGTGCATGAGATCTCTCACGATATGGATTATCAGCATGCGCTGGTGGTGGTGCTGAGAACACCGGCGTTGCGTAACCCGGAGTCGGAGCCGCACCGCTAGTTATACGTTCTTCTGCTATAGCTCTAGCTTCGTCTTCTTCTTCTTGAGCTTGAGCTTGTCTTAGTTCTGCGACTCTAGCTTCTTGTAGTTCTTGTTCTTGGTGAAGTCCTTCTAGTGCAGCAGAAGTAGACTGCTGCATGCGCGCCGTCGGCACAGGTGTCGGCTCACCAAGCCCCGCCTCCTCTACCGAGCCCCCATATTGTGATCTCCTTGTACGTAATAATTTTGCCATAATTTTTTATATATATATTATAAAAGAGAAAAAAAAAAATCTATATATTATTATATATATTTATAAATATTTAATTTGTATTATACTGATACTAATAGTAATTTTATATAAGTCTCTATATAATTCTAATAATAAAGATATAGAAGTATATTTATATTATACAAAATGGTGTGGACATTCCAAAAATTTTTTAAAAAATGTTTGGGATAACTTAACAACTAAACTAAATAAATTAAATATTAAATATTACTTGGTTGATGGAGATAAAAATAAACAAGAATGTATTGATAGAAATATAAAAGGCTTTCCAACATTATTAATAAAATCTAATAATAATTATATAGAATATACTGGTAAAAGAGATAGTGATTTAATACTAAATTTTGTTAATCAGATATAATATTAATTAATGATTCTGTTATATTTTTTATTTTATCTTTTATTTCTGTATTTTTTCCAATTAAAGAACCTATATCTTTATAAGTATAAATTAATCCATATAAACATGACGATATACTACCTATATTATTGCTATTACCTGTATTTAACATAGAATAACAAACTAATTTATCATAAGCCTTACTATACCATGTACTATCTAATATACAATCATATGCAATAATCATACAATCATCACCAGAATCACCTGGATAAAACTTTTCTTTATTATTACTAAATTTTAAAAAATAATTTTGATATCTATTACCTGGATTAACTAGAAAAGTATGTTGTATAATTTTTTTATCATCAAATTTAAAGTCTATATACTTTTTCCATTGATAAATAAATAATTCTAAATCTAATAAATATTCTTTTTCAGAATTTGTATTTTCTAAATATATTTTTTTAAAATTTTTTGATTTTAAAATATTAATTAATTTAAATACCCATTCTTTATTATCAATTGCATTTACTGCAAACTTACAAAATAAAGCACTACAAATACCACCCAATATACTAATACCATTATTATGAGTTAATCTTGCACTATTAATAGTAATATATAATAATTTATCTAAATCTTTTTCATTATTAAAAATTATTCCAATAATCATACTTCTAGTGGCAACATCAGAAGAATATTCATTTTTATTATATTTTTCATTTTTATAATTATATTTTTCATTTTTAAGATTTTGTATTTGTCTAATTATAATATCACTATAATATCTTTCTTTTTTAAATTCATCTTTTTCATAAGAAGTAATAATATTATTTTTTATTATTATTATTACTTCATCTAGTGTATTATATTCTTTTGTTAAACTATTAGCAACTGCTAAATGTAATATAGTATTTGAAGATACAATATTATTTTTTGATTCATATTTTTTTTGTAATCCTGATAATAATCCATTAAATATGAATGCAAATATCATATTATTACAAACTTCACTAGATAATTCTATATAATCATGTGGATTATCTTTTTTATTCATAATACCATAATAATTCTTATTAAACTTTAATACTCCATTATCAAATCCAATAATATCTCCAATAGTAGCATATAATAGACAATAATAAATACTTATTTTAAATTTTTCTTTATTCATATATATTAATTAAATTCATATTTTTTTTTAAATAATAATTATAATAAAAGTGTGTTTTAATAAAGTTTAAACTAATTTTTGTTCCTTCATTAAATAAATTTTCTTTTTCTTCTTTAGTTAAATTAAATTTTATCATATTTATATTATTTAATTTAATACAATATATTGTATTATCATCATTCATTTCATTTTCATATTCTATATAATTTAATTTAGATGAAAATAAATTAAATAAATAACTTTCTAAATTATTAATATTATTAAAATTATTTTGGTTATTTGCAATTATTAATGTTTTATCTAATTCATTTTTAAAATAATTAATAGGTGTATTACAATATAATCCTCCATCAACATAATATTTATTATCTATTTTAACTGGATTAAAAATAATTGGTATACTACATGATATTAATATAATATCAATTACTTTACTATCTGGATTTGTTATATAATTATAAAAAAAAGATTTACAATCGTTTATACAACTAATATTAATTATTAAGTCTTTATTAGTTTGTAAATATAATTCTTTAAAAGTAATATCTTTTTTAAAATTCTTATATTCTAATAAATTTTCTAGAATACATTTTAAATTATTATTATTGTTTAGTCCATAATTATTAATTAAATTATCTAATAAATTAATTTTAATATCTGAAAAATTTTTTATTAGTAAATCAATTTGAAAATTATTAATAAATTCATGTATTTCATTAATTGAATAGTTAATATTTAGTAATAAACAAATTATTGCACCTACAGAAGTTCCTAGATACTTATTAATATTTATTAATATATTATATTCTTGTAAGTACTTAATTATACCTAGTATCATTATACCATATACACCACCGCCACTTATTAATAAATTAGTATATTTCATATTATTATTTTTATTTATTATTTTTTTTTTATATATAAATTTATATATTAAATTTAATTATATAAAAA